AGAAAGGACGCCAACGAAAGATTGATTAAGTTTTTCAGGAGTTTGCCCGTTCAATCCTAATGGTGAAGAAGATTTAGGACCTTTAAATTTTATATTTTCGGGTGACTCTCCATTTAATCCTAAGTTATTACCTAATAATTCTGAATCTTGAGCTATAGAGATTTTACTTGGTGTTTCTCCGTTCAATCCTAAACTTGATTTTTGAAATGTATTTAATATTCCCATGATTGTTTTATTTATAAATAGTTATTGTTAATTAGTTAGACGAGAATTAAGTACTAATGCATCACCGACAGCACTTCCATCTAAGAATACACTACCACCTTTCTTAACCTCTCCAATTAGTTCTTCAAGTAAAGCTTCAACATTACCTCCTAGTTTAGTACCTCCTGCCATAGTAATCGTATCTTTCGGATTAGTTCTTAGAATAAAATCATCTGCAACTCCTACTCCTGATGCTGCTGGTGCGCTTTCACCACCACCGCCTTTTTTGACATCGTACGCTAATAAAGCAGCATCAATACCCATCGATACTCCTGTTCCAAGTCCAGGGAAAATTGAAACTAATCCGGAAACTGCTTCACCGGCGATAGCTAGAAAATTATCTCCATCTTTCACTCTTTTTGCTGCCATTCCTATTCCAACTATAGCACCTAAAATAGGTATTTTTTTCATAAGACTTTTTATTCCTCCTTTTGCTGCAGTTTTAATAAAACCTCCTCCAATAAACTTACCTAATTTACTAAACCTAGCTACAGCATTCTGAGGTAATTTAACAAGAGGTTCAAATGCTCCCATTATAAACTTACCTAAAGCTTTCATTTTAGAAGTAACTTTTACTGCAAAGCTCATAAAATTAACTCCAGCAGCATTTATTATGTTTAAAAGTTTTTCAAAAAATGTAGTTATAGGTTGTAAAGCATCTCCAAAATCTCCCATACTCTCGGACATTTCTTGTAATAATTCAATTTGTTTTTCTTGTAATGAACTATTTTTTTGCTGTCTAGTAATTTCTTTCGCTCCTTCTACTTTCATTAATTCAGCCATCCTTCTAGTTTTTTCTTCACCGTCTTCCATGGCTTCGATTTCTAAAAATTTAGCTTTTATAGATGCATCAGAACCATCCATACCTAATTTGTTAAGTACTTCTTGCTGTGAAATAGAATTAGCTAGCTCTTCTCTTGACATTCCTAAAGACTTAGCAAAAGCTTCTTGTTGGAACACATTCATTTCTCCAAAATCTACTCCTTCTCTTGTAAGTCTATTTAATTCTTCAGCTAATGTAGCTTGATCTCCAGTAGCTGCGGCTAATCTAAGTCTATCTAATTCTAAGTCTCTTCCTAGTAGAATTTCAGCTTCCATTTCGTTAGCTATAGAATTTTCAAAATCTAACAGATTACTACTTATTCCTGCTACTTCACTCAAGGTAAGTCCCATTCTTCTTGCAGCAAAAGCAGCTTTGGCTATACCTCCTTCAAATTTAGCTGTAGTTAAAAGAGTAGCGTTCGAAGTACCAGCGACATCTCTCAATACGTCCTGATATCTTATTGCTGTACCTGTTACAGCATTTTGTACTTTAACAGTACCCATTATACTATTATTAAGATCTTCTATATTAGCTCCTGAACCTGCTGCTGCTTGAGCTAATTTTGCAGTTTCAGCTCCTGAAATACCTATTTTTTTATTTAAAGTAGCAATATTTTTTAAAGCAGCATCACTAACATCTGCGGTAATACCTAAAGCTTCAGAAAGCTCCATTTGAGATTTAAGAACATCTTTACCTGCTAAACCTGAGATAGATTTACCTAAAGAATTCATTCTTTGGTTTAAAGCGTTAGCTTCTCCTCTAGTAACGTTAAGGTTTCTTGAAATATCCGTTATCCTTTGATTCGTATCGAATAATCCTTTGATAGCTAATCCCCCGGTAAATGCTAATGCAGCTTTACCAAGTCCTGAAAGCATTCCTCCCATACCAGCAGTAAAAGCACTTCCACCTTCAACACCGGCATTTCTTGCTGCTTGAGCTCCTTCTTCGAAATCACTAAATAGTTTACCTATTACCGGTATATCTTTTGCAACCGATGCTAAACCATCAAAGAAACTAGTCTTATCATTTAGTTCGGTGTTAATTTGTTCAATTTCTTCAAAACTCTTTAAAAGTGTTTGTGCTTCTACTGCAGCAGAGGATAAATCTTCTACAACTGCATTAATATTTTCTCTCTCTTTAGTAGTAGCATTTTCAGCTTTTTCTAATAAGTTAGCAATTTTGGATTCGATCCCCTGTATCTTTCCTTTAATTACAGCTTGTTGTTTAAGAACTTTAGCAGCTTCTTTTTTATCTTTTAAGTCTCCTTTAGTAAATTGAGCTAATTTAGCAGCATCGTTAGCAATACCTTTAGTTAAATTAGTTGCACCTTTCAACTCAGCACCGAAATCAGTCGAGCTAGATGCAACTTTACGCATTTCAGCTGCTAAATTTGATAAGTTACCTGATACATCGTCAGAGACTTGAGAAAAGCTTTTTATAGCTTTTTCAGCCCCTTGTACGGCTTTTTCAACTTCTTTAGCGCTTTTTGGATCTAATTTTTCGTCTGCCATTATAATTCGTTATATAATATAAATAGTAAAGGCTCCTATTTGTTAGAAGCCTTTGTACTATAATTGGGAGTAATTTTAAAAGGTTTATTTGAAGTAGCTTTTATCTTTTTAGAAGCTTTTTCATTTGCCTCTTTTTCTTTATCATACCACTCTTTAATTCTTGCGAAAGTAAATTTTCTTAACCATATAGGCATACTATAAACTTCTTCCCAAGAATATCCACCTTTTCCGTGAAAAACTATTTCGTGTATTTGTCTAAATAGATTCTCTCTATCATTGGTCGTCAGGCCAAAAAAACCCAAGCCCCATAGGGACTGAGATCTCCTCCTCCCGACCATCTGAAAACGTATGGTTTATTTTAAAGTTAACATCTGGTTGTTTACTTGTGTACTCTTTTCTTAGAGCCCTTGAATCTGCTGCTAAAAAATAATTATCAACAAAATCACGTATATCTTTTTGACTATTCATTCCATTTACTGAAGTAATGATATGTTTCATTCTTGTTGTAACTTCAGAAGAATTATTTTTATTTATTTTTTTTAAACCTTGTAATTCTCTATCAATAGCTCTCTCATCTCCATGAGTTAATAATTTAAAAGTAATTTCATTACCAGTTTCAGGTAGTTTAAATTTAAAATTATTTTCTCCTCTTTTATAATCAGATGCTTTTATATCATCATTTTCTAATTTACTTAAGTCTACATCAACTATTTCTTCGTCGATTTCAACTTTATATATTTTTCCGTAAGATAATATCCTTGCTGCTACCATAATAGCATTTTTATCTCCTACTAATATTTTATTAAAATCAACTCCTTCAGTAACTATTAAAGATTTTAGTAGTTTATCTATAACTGAACCGTTTCTAATAAAGTTTTGATTAGTAAGTATATCTTCTTCTTTAGCTGTCATATACTTCATTTCGATAGTACCTTTTGCTAAGGGAGAATCTTCAGGGTAAAGTAAACCTTTTGATGGTAATTCTACTGTTTCAGTAGGTATTTTAAATTTAGGTTCCATAAATTTTATTTAGTTAAAACTAGTTTATATATAAATATAAGAAGAAAAAATTTTATAACCAACAAAAAACCCGGAAAAATTCCGGGTAATTTTTAAATAAACTAAGTAAGTTAATTTTAATAGTTAAGCACGCAATAGTCCATTGCTACGGTGATTGAAACTTCTACAGGCTCATCAGATGTCCAGTCATACTGTCCAAAATCTCCATTAGTTAAGATTGCTCCTTTGATGATCCACTCTCCTATTATATCTCCTACAGGACCTAAAATATTGAGAGTTAAGTCTTTTTTATATAAATCTGAATAACCAGCTCTACCAGTTACTGATTCGTATCCTGTTCTAGCCCACTCCATTACAGCTTGTGCACCAGAAGGAGTTACTGGATCATATAACGTCATTGTCATATCATCCCACTCTCTTTTACCTCTTATCTTTCTATAAGAGTTAATATGATCTAGTTTGATCACATTATCAGTGAATGTTGGAGCCTTAACATTTTTAACCATAAAAGAAGGAATGTTATCAATAAACATTACAAATCTATTTTGGACCTTTGGCTCAAAGGCTCTGAACATTATTTCGTTTGGATCTAGTACTGCCATGTTTTATTTATTTTAATATAAATATCTTATTTTTAAATTATTAACTAAAAGTTGCTCCTGTAGGCTCTATAGTAAAGTCTAATACTATAAATTCTGCAGTTTTAGCTGGTTGAATAAATATTTGACCAACTAACTGATTTCTATCTACTACATCAGCTGTATTATTAGTATCGTCCATTACTACACGGAAAGCAAAAAGACCTTGTCTTTGTACTACGCTTTCTAAGTAAGGATTAACTGCTGCTAAGAAATTATTTCTAGTTGCAGTAGTATTTTGCTCAAATACTAAATTACTAGCTTGATCTCCTAAGAATTTCTTAAGATTAATAAGCAAT